TCACATCTTTACAATCACTTATTATCTGAGGGAGATTTAAAAGGAGATAAGCTAGAAGTTTACCATATTGTTTGGAAAGGGAAAAAGAAGATTCATGTACTTCAAACCGAAGATGGACCTATGCCTGTGGATGAAGATTATCCATTAACTCCAGAAGAAAAAGAAAGCGCTGAAAGTTTTTGGGTAAATGAAATCTATGAAATTACTCAAATTACTCCAGAGTTGTTTGTACGAGCCAGACCTTTTCCATATCAAAGAAACTCAATGAATAATTTCTCCCGTACAAAACTACCTTACAACGGGAGAAAATACTCAGACCTACATTCAGAAAACATTTCTGTACTTGAAATGGGTTTACCACTTCAAATACTTTATATCATTATTACCTGGACACTTGAAAGAACTTTAGCAAAATCTAAAGGTAAAATAGCTTTAATTGATCAGAACGTTATTCCAAGAGGAGAAGGTTGGACAGAAGAAAAGTTTTTCTATTACTCTGATGCTTTAGGATATGCCTTAATAAATAGAAATCAATTAGGAGCTGATAAATCTTTTAATCAGTACACAGTATTAGATTTAACACTCTTTGATTCTATTAGACAACTTATAGAACTTCAACAGCATATTAAACAAGAGTGGGATGATTTGATTGGAATCAATCGTCAAAGAAAAGGGCAAACGTATGCATCTGATTTGGTAGGTAACAACGAAAGAGCTACATTCCAATCTACTGTAATGACTGATATGATCTTTAACCTTTTTGATGAATTTGTAGAAAGAGAGTTACAAGGAATTTTAGATTTGTCTAGGTTTACAGCTTTAGACGGAGTTTATAAGGTTTGGAATGAATCTGATATGTCTACAGAAATTCTTCAACTGGATCCAGTAGAGTACTGTTATGCTGATTTAGGATTGTACATGGAGTCTTCTGCAGATATCATTATTAAAAAGAATAAGATAGAATCTATTGCTCAAGCAATGATGCAAAACAATGTAAAAGCTTCCGCTATTATCTCTCTTTTTAAAAGTGATAACATTGCAGAAATTGAAGCTAAAATAAAACATATTGAAGAAATTCAACAGCAGATAGAAAGTCAAATAGCGGAGTCGGAAGAAGAAGCTGAAAATCTTCGACAAGAAAGAGTACAAGCTCATGAACAATTCCTGGAAATTTTACGAAGAGGTACCATGCATGAGGAGTATGATCGAAAAGAAGATTTGGAGCATATTCAAGGAACTTATAATACTTTTACATTTCAAAACGGAGATGCTAATGCAAACGGTGTAGCAGATGCTAAGGAAGCAAATAAAATTCTTTTAGAAAGGGAAAAAATGCTTAAAGACTCCTCCGATAAAAAAGAACAACGAAAACATGATATGCAAATTCACAAAGACTCTATGCTTTTAAAAGAAAAAGAGATGAAGTCTAAAGAGAAGATTGCAAAACGTAAACCTAAAAAATCTTAATTATTTTTATGAAGTTCAACAGAATTTACCGGGATGCCGGAATAGAAAGTGCAGGAACAAGCAAGTTACCTAGCTTAGCAGATTTGGATGATCCAAACTATAAACCTCCAACTAACAAATCAGGAGAAGAACCTCCAGTAGAAGGGTTGGACGCAAATGGAAATGTTTTAGATGGTTATACTCGTCAACAAGACGGTACCATTGTAAAAAATCCTGAGATTCCTGAAGATGGGGAAGAAGGAGAAGGAGAAGAGCCTTCAAATGGAGAAGAAAATCCCGAGGAAGATACTACTCCTGAAGCATTTTATAATGCTGTGAGTGCTCAAACCGGTATCGAATTAGAAGTAGATTTTGGTACTGTAGATCCGCTATCTCCAGAAGGAGTAGCTTTAAGAGATTTAGCTTTAGTTCAACAAGTAAGAAACGACTTTGAAGAAGCTTTAAAAACAGAATATCCAAGAGCCTATGCTTTCTTTTTACATAACAAGGAAGGTGGAAATGACGAAGAATTTTTTAAAACTCCTGCTCCAGCTGTAGTAGCAAGAGAAGTATTTGAAGAAGATATGGATGTACAAGAAGCCTGGGTAAAAAAAGACCTTTTAAAGAAAGGACTTTCTCAAACTATTGTAGACCTTCAAGTTAAAGAGTACATCACTCAAAGAAAACTGACAGAACAGGCTTTAAAGGTTTATGATCAAATTGTTCAAGAGGATAAACTTCGTCTTCAGCAAATTCAAACTAAAGAAGCTGAGCGTCAAAGAGCTTTCGAAACTAATGTACAAACCCTCACTCAAGAAGTGTCCAGTACAATTAAAAATGGAATGAAAAGTCTGGTTCCAGAAACAAAGCAAACAGAGTTTGCAAACTTTGTAATGACTCATATCCAACATGATGGAGAAAGTAACTTTTTTGCAATTCTCCCTGTATCTAAAGAACAGTTAGCCACTACAATGGATAGCTTGTACTTGCAATATGTGAAAGGAGATCTTTCTAAAGTTGTAGCTAAAGAAGCAAAGAAAGAAACTATACAGAGATTAAAACTAAAGGCATCAAGGGATAGTGCAGATAAGAAAAAGAATGCAGGAGAATCAGATACCTCTAAAAAGTTTATACCTTTGAGTGAAATTTAATTTTTTACGAAATGACTAATCCATATCCAAAACTACAGTTCCAGGTTCAGGAACAAATGTTCGACACAGAAAGTCGATTAGACGAAGAAAACTTTTATAACCAGCGTCAAGGAGGTCCTTCCGTTTTAACCAGTAAACTAACTTACATCTTAGGAGACTACAACAGATCTTTTCCAATTTCTGGAATGACTGTTGGGGGTGTAGGTTACAATGTAAACAACACTTCAAAAGAAATTGACGATGTGCAGTTTACTTACCCGGTTATGGGAAGAGATGATAAAACCTCTCCAATTGCAAAGAGTATTTATGGTACAGGAGATAAACCAGGTATTGGCCATGCTCCTTTCTATTTATTCTTTTATGATAATTGGATCAAGCGGTTTTACATTATCCAATCTTCTCGTGGAACACAAGCTTACGTATTAGAAGCTCCAGAATTACAACCAGACGGCACTTACCGGTACAAAGTACAACTTGCTGCAAGTAATGCTCAGGACTTCTGTCCAATTCTTGAAACTCAAACAGAAACTAACTGGACTAAGTTGTTTGCTGCTGTACCTGAAAGTCAATCTCGTACAACTGAATCCAACATGGTTATGCCAGGCTTGTACAAAAACCAAATGTCCTTTATGAGGACTGGTATGAGTTGGGCTGGTAATGCTGCTAACAAGGTAATGAAGATTACTATGAAAAATCCTAACACAGGAGTTGAAACTTCTGTTTGGATGGATTGGTTCATGTGGCAGTTTGAGAAAAACTGGGTAAATGATTGTGAACACTTCTACTGGTATTCCGAGTACAACCGTCTTACTGATGGAACTATTCCTTTGAAAGATTTGTATTCTGGAAAAACAATTCCATTAGGAGCAGGAATTTTATCTCAAATCGGTAACAAATCCACTTACTCTAAGTTGACCTATAAAACTTTGGTAAACAAAGTAGGAGATGCATTGTTTGGACAATCTGATTCTGGTAACATGTCTATCACTTTGATGACAGGTACAGGAGGTATGAGGGAATTCCATGCTGCTATGGTTGATGCCGGTGCACAAATCTTAGGCCCATTAGGTGCCGGAGATATTGCTTCCAAATTTGTAACTGGTACAGGCTACAACTTGGCTTTAGGAGGTTACTTTGATACATTCTATCACATTGATGGATACACAATCAAAGTGAAAAAGAACCCTGTTTTCGACATTGGTCGAGTAGCTATGGGAGGTTTGAAACACCCTGATGGATTACCTTTGGAATCTTACCGTATGGTATTCTTGGATGATTCTGATGTTGATGGACAACCAAACATTATGCACGTAGCTCAAAAAGGACGTTCTTACATTGATGGTGTTATTCCTGGTCTTACTCCAATGCCTAAATCTTTGGATATCTTAGCCGGTAATTCTGGAATGCAAGCAAGCAAGTTTTTGGCTACTGATGTTGATGAAAGTTCATACACTCGTATGAAGTCAGCCGGTATTCAAATCTTACGTGCAAACCGTTGCTTTGATTTACAATGTGAAGCTGGACTCTAATCTAAATAAAAGGGGAGTAACCCTCCCCTTAATTTTTAATCTTTAAATACAAAACAAGTGAAAAACCTTTTAATTTTAACTTTAATTCTTTTCGGCTGCTCTGCCATGGCACAGAATGTAGCTACTAAATCCACCTGGTCACAATGGAACATGGATACCTTATCTTTTACCGGTACCACTTCAGGAGGTGTAGCTTTTGGTGAATCTAAAGTATGTACTACAGCTAACAATATTATTGTACAGTTTCAAATAGTAGTCGCTACTAAACATGAAACACCTCAATCTTTAGGGTTAGTTCTGTGGGCATCCAATGATAACAGTAACTGGTACAGGGTAGATTTAAATAAGATATTTGCTCCTTCTTATGCGCATGTATCTAAATCTCCTTCTTACACTTATTCCGGAACTTATCCAGTTATAAGTCAGCCAGCTTTAGGAGTCAATAGTTCTGCAGGATCAGTTTGGACAGCAGCCGATACAATTGCAGTAGGCAGTGGTTTAACTGCAGGAACAGCTGTATCGTACATCCTTACTTTGTACAATCCTGGATTTAATTACTATAAATTTAGTACCTCTTACCAAGGATCTGCTAATACAAATGCTAAAGTAAGCAGTGTTCGATGGCGATTTTTTACCAGGAAAGTCTATTAATTTTTTAAGTTTTACAAGCATAAATCCTCCCCTTAAAAGGAGGATTTTGTTTTTAGAATAATTTGTATTTACATTTGTAGGAGAAAACTGTACAAATATGACTCATCCCAACAGCCACAGAATTGTTATCTACCGAAACACATCTTTTCTTGCAGCAGCTCAAGGAAAGGATGTAAGACCTTTTTTTGCTGCCGGAAATCAATCCATAGGTTCTTATTACGAATCAGTCAATTCAACTAAAATTGCAAGTGGATTGACTGCAGAAGAAGAAAAACTATTACTTCCAGAAATTCTCTACATTGATCCAAAAGAAATTGAATTTAAAAAAGAAGTACGAACCTTCTTTATCAACATGGATACTAAAATTCCTTTTGATACAGGATTAACATTGGAGATAGGATTAAGTGAGGACAACAATGCTCCTATCTCTGCTTCAAATCTTCCAATTAAAACAATTGATTACATTCGTTACCGACATGCATTGAAGCATCCCAGGGTATCTAAAAGCCCGGAAGAAGCCGAAGGACAGAATAACATTTGGTTTTATATTCAAGATAAAGCTTTAACGAACAAACGTAAGAAAGCCCAAGCTGCTATCAAAGATGATGCTATTCAAGCTTATCTTGAAGTAAAAGATGATGCTAATAAAGTACAACAAGCTCTCTTATTGTTGGGTAAAAGTTTAAGTTCTTTAGAAGATCCCGCTGAAACAGAACTTCGAAAAATAGCTGAAAGCAATCCACAGAAGTTTGTAGATGTAGTACTTCATAAAGATTTTGAAGCAAACTATTGGATTCAATCTCTTTTAGATGCTCAAGTAATTAAACAAGTTGGTGGACGCTTTTATGATGTAGAAGATGACACTAAAATAGCTGAATCTAAAGAAGATATGGTGACATTCTTAAAAGATGATTCCAGCAATTCAGAAAAAATAGGATTGTTAAAAGCCAGGTATCAAGATAAAACTGTAAAATAATGGTTCTACAAGTTCTAAAAGAAATGAGACAAAAGTGCCATGCACTTAACTCTACCACAGAAAATCATGTACCTTCTTCAACCCACGTTGCAGACTTTTTAAAATCCCTTCGTTTGGCCAGAGCTTGGATGGGAAAATTAGCTGGAATTGTAGGAAAAGAAAATCCGTACAAAAAAGATGGTAACAGGCATTCCAAAGAGGATATAGAACCTATAGTGGATGTTTCAGCAACCTATTTAAATATCACAAACCTTAATCAAGTTGAAAGAATTGATTGGTTACGACAAGAGCTAAATAGTCTATTAAGTACTTTTAATACTCTTTCGGAAGGAGAAAGTACTTCTGCTATTGATGCAATCACATGCTTAATAAGTATTTACCAGCATTTAGGAGAAGCAAGATTTCACTTAGGATTTGAATTAGGAAGGATACGAGATGAAAAATAAATTATCTTTGTAAAAACTTTACCATGACTGCCTTAGAAATGCATATAGAAGTCAATCAATCTCTTCAAAAAGTAGCAGCTAATACTACTAGAAAATTTTTAACTGAAGAGATTGATTGGGTTTTATGTAAAATGCAAGACCGGTTTATTCAACAATGTTTAAGACCTGTAGAAACTCCTGGGGCTAAAGGTAGATTTCAAGTAGTTGATCAGTTAAAACAGGATGCTTTAAAACCTATCACTGTAACAGGTCATCGTATTACAACTTACAAGGTTGTTGGAGAACTTTTAAACAGAGTAGTAGCAGACCTTCCCGGAGACTATCAGTACTTGATGGGAGACATGAGTCACTATAAACTTTTATGTGGCGCAGCTAAAAACTTTGAAAATGAAAGTACTACTTACACAGTTTTGGAGTTATCTGAAACAACAAAAGTTAGTGCACCTTTTTATGTTACAGGAGCTATTACAGTTGGTTCGTACACAATAAATATTCCTGCAGATTTGGGGGTAGAAAATCAGTATACTGGATTTCCATTAAAAGCTAATGTAACTTTTCTAAAGGATTACATTTTAAACAAACTTAGGGAATTGGGGGCCAAAGTTTATTGGGAGAATTTTGCAGACAAATACTACCCTGAAAGTATTATATCTACTCAAGTACCCGCTTTAAGTTGGGATGGAGCAGTAGTTACCAATGGTACCACATTCTCCCACACAGTTCAAAAAGACAGAGATACTGCTACGCTGAGTTCCGTGGATAACAGACTCTTGTCAACTTATGATGTATTTACCAATTTAAATACTCCCTTTTATAAGACTTCTTACAAAAGTCCTATAGCAGAATTAGCCGGTCAAAGACTCTATATTTATGAAGATGAAACCTTTACAGTAAGAGCAGTGACGATAACTTACATTAGAAAACCTCGTCCAATCTCTTTAGTTTTGGGTTCTAATTGCGAGTTAAGTTCTTCTTTTCATCAAACAATATGTGATCTAGCAGTAGAGTACATAAAAGGAAGAATAGAGAATCCCCAGGGAGAGAGCTTAATTCGACAAGATTTAGAAACAAGAGTAATAATTTAAAAACAAAAAATCATGCAAAAAAATCGTTTCTTTAAATCTACTATCGGAAAAGATGTAGACTTTGCCTTTGGCTCAAACTTACCTGTAGCTGGTAGTACTACAGATATCGAATTAAATGAAGTTATAGCTTCCTCTGCTGTAGGTCGTTTATACCTTTGGAGAGTGGATACCAATGATGTCCAACCTTATGCAATTGTAGTTAATACCGGCTTATCTGCAGCTCTTAAAAAACAACCTATTTATGTTGGATACGTAGTAGGTCAAAATGCTGACGGTACCTATCGTATGCGTTACACAAGTCCAATGATTGGAGAAACTATTACAGCAACTGTAAATGCTTATGCAGCTGCTACTGCTCAAGTAACAGAATGTGTAAATTCCGGTTTAGGTACTATCAGTTCTCAACAAATGCTGTCTTTCAAAGTAATCGAGTTAACTCCTCAAAACAGTAACTTGCCTATCTGGGATTATGAGCAACCTCTCATTTACGGAGAAGCTCAAGCCTGGACAAATATTGCTGCAAAAATCAATGCTGCTAAAGATGATGAATTCTTTACCGCTGTAGCCAGTGCTACTGGAATTACAATTACTTCTACTGATGTTACCCGCAGTTTCAAACTAACAGCAACTACTGTTCCTACTAAAGCTGATCCGGATGAAAGTGGTGTTACTTATACTATGACTACTACTACTCCTCAATCTTTGGGAATTGGTACCCTGGCTCAAGTAGAGGAAATCTGGAGACAAGCTCAAATCCGTGATGGTGTTGGTACACAATACACTCACGAATCTCTGGCTAACCCAAATGAATTTGGATTGCCAGCTACAGTAGCCAATACAATTGGTACAACTCAGTTCGATATGGTTACTCTTCGAGGAGTAAAAGCTGAGTGGAGTCCAACTCCTAAAGGGCAGCACAGTCAAGAGTATACCACTTTGATTGCTGTACCATCCGGAGAAGGAGCCAAGATTGTTGCAATTTTTGCTTAAAGCTTAAACTAACAATTTTACTTACCCCGGAGATTTTATTCTTCGGGGTTATTTTTAAAATTTGTATTTTTGATTATGACTCCAAATGAAATTACAACAGTATTAACTGCTCCTTATGGTAAAGTCTTTGATACTCCATTTAAACTGATGTTGATGGAACGAGTAGATATTTGGAGAAGTCGTCATATTAGAAATGCATTAGAGAAGCAACCTCAAGACAGAAAATTCTTCAAATCAACAATCTACCTTTCCTTACAAGAAAGTTCTACCATAGAGTGTGATGTACCGGTAAACTGTAAAATTTGGAGAACAGATAAACTCCCAGGGATACTCAGAGCCAATTCTATTTTGTTTGATTATGTAGGAGCTATTAATGGAATGAATCCTTTTTCTTATACAGAAGCTGGAATGGTACAGTACAAGAATAAAGGTAAATATTCTTCTAAAGTAATTCCTTACCTCTATCAAAACAATAGACTTTACTTATTGGAAAATGTGCCCATGATTAGAGTTGATTTTGTACCAGATAAACCTTCCGAGTTAGAAGCTTACACTTGTGGAGGAGATTCTGGAACCTGTGATTTTTGGAATGCTCCGTATCCTTGTACAAATGAAATCTTACAACTGATTCTTCAGTCTATTCGAGAGATAGATTTTAGAGAAGCTCCTCTTCAAAAAGAACTATCTGTAGCAGTTAATCCAGCAAATGATAATCAGCAATGAGACAAAAACCAAAAACACACTATTTAAAAGATATCTGGGAATGGTATGCTTTAAAAATGTTGGCAGCAAACCCAACCTGGTGTGGTGTGTATAAGGATAAAATTCAAAACTATTACATATATGCAAAGTTTGTAAATTCTGACAATAAGAAAAGAGTGGAGGAAGTTATGTCTTACAAAAAGTTTAAGTTGATTGTAACTTCTATGTTTGAAATGGCTAAAGATCGTATTATTCAAGGAGAAGCTTTACAACTTTCAAACTCTTTAGGAGTTATTTTTGCAAAAAGAGTAGACAGAGATCATTCTAAAAAAGTAATCAACTATGCCAAAACTAAATTATATCCAAAAGTTTGGAGTGAAGAAAAACAGCGAATGGTTAGAAGCAAAATTGTTTATTTTACAAATGATGATTGGTGTAGAATAGGATGGAGAAAACTAAACAAAGCTTTAAGAAATTTAGGAGTTTACGAATTTGATCCTACCACCGGGGATAGTAAAGGCAAGAAAGGATTTAAACAAATGTTTGCAGAAGCTTTAAAAAAGAATCCTTCTCTAAAGTTTAAATACCCTCATTATCCTTTGTACAATAACACTAAAACAAAGTAACAACATGAATTTCAGATCTACCAGTATTGATGAAGTGATTGCCAGGATAATTCGAAACACGAGATTACAGGATTCTTCCTTTATTCCTGATATGTTAGAATGGATTCCGGAAGCTATGGGACAATTAAAAACTTCCATGGAGCTTACGTATAAATACTATGATTGTACAATATCCTTTCATAAAGGGAAAATGCCTTGTGGTTTAATTGACTTAATAGCAGTAGAATACGAAGGTGCCAGACTCCATTATTCTAGTACTGCAAAACACTATGCAACTGGGCATAATCTGACTAACTCTAATCTAGAGATGGACAGTATTCCAATTTTTGAATCAGTTATTGCTACAGTTCCAAACGATACTTACATTGATCAAAACAATATTTTATGGACCTCAGATATTTCTCCAACCAAAACTCTTGAAGCAGTTCAAAGTTGTGATGTACATCCAAGCCATTGGTATTCTTTTGAAATGGATTGGATAACAACTTCTATTGCTGATGGAGTACTAAGATTACATTATTACTCCAGACCTTTAGATGTTAACGGCCTCCCACTAATTCCAGACAATGAAAACTATAAAGAAGCCATCTATTGTTATGTACGAGCCAAACTAATAGGCGCAGGATTTAAAGATACTGTGTACAATGAAAGAGAGTTGATAGAAAGATTTGAAATCTATGGAAGAAGGGCTATTAATGAAATAACTTATCCTACTCCGGACCAGAAAGAGCAGCAAGTTAAAACCCAAGTAAGACTTATACCTCCAGATAATTACTGGTCTAACTTTTTTAGAGTAGATAACCACGAAAATCCTTATGTATGAACCTAAGTTACAAAAATGTCTACAAACCGGCTCCAAGATGGTTTAGACTTTTAAGAATTATAATTTCTTGGATAGTTAATTTAGTTCTCTTAATTATGATATCTTTAGATTATGGAGACACTAAAATTATGATTATTGTCAAAGTTATTCAAAGTGCTATTGCAGATCTTTTTCAGTCTTTATTAGCTGAGGTAGAAAGGACTCCGGTAGAAATTATAGAACACCCTGATAATTCAAAAAAGGAATAATGTATAGAGTTTTCAGATTTAAAACTACCCCTAATTACTGGCCAGCTACTGCCACAGTCTACGTAGATAAATCTCCTACGAGAGTGGATCAGTATGTAACAGATAATGAAGGAAATCCTACATTAGTGTACGGTGCTTCTGCAGGAACCAATTGGGGAAATTTAACTGGAAATATTGATTTACAATTGGATTTAAAAGCTGCTTTAGATGCCAAGTACAATGCCAGCAATCCAAGTGGTTATCAAACTGCTGCACAAGTAAGCACTGCTTTAAGTGGTTATGCTACACAAAGTTGGGTAACATCTCAAGGTTATTTAACTTCTCAAATAAGTCATACTGATGTTGTAGTAGATGGTGACTTTGGAAGTCAAGGTATCATGTTACGAGGTGCAAGTTCTGGAGTTTATTCTATTTTAACAGATAATTCTGCAAATTGGAATACAGCTTTTGGATGGGGAAACCATGCTTCAGCAGGATATTTGACATCTGCTGTAACATCTATATTTGCAACTGGTCCCATTACAGTTTCTGGATCAACTGGTTCTGTTAATGTAAATACATTAATGTCTACTAATAAATTAATTGGTAGAAGTAGTACTGGAGCAGGAGTCATGGAAGAAATAACTTTAGGAACAGGTCTTACATTATCTGCTGGAACATTAAATGCTACAACTAGCAGCGGAATTCTTAAAGGAACAGCTTCTGGTACAGACACTTACACGGTAACAATAACAGGACCTTCTTCTTATGCAAATGGTGATGCTTATTTGATTAGGTTTACTAATGGTAACACCACAGGTGCTACACTAAATATAAACGGATTAGGAGCAATAACATTATATAGAAATAATGATGGTCCTGTTATAGGTGGTGACATTTGGAATGGAGCAGAGATGTTATGTATTTATAATTCTACAACAGGAGGATTCCAATTAATAGGAACTTCTCCAAATGCAATGTATGCTTATATTACAAACGCTGATTCTGTTACAATAACAAAAGGGCAAGTAGTTTATGCTTTTGGAGGACAAGGAGATAGAATGACTGTTAAGTTGGCAAATAATGTAGGAGATCCTACTTCAGCACAGACAGTTGGTGTTGTTCTATCTACATCTATTGCAGCTAATCAGAAAGGAGTAATTATTACTCAAGGTTTACTAGATGGTCTTAGTATTCTTCCAACTGCTACGTATAATGATGGAGATCCTTTGTATCTTGGATCAACTCCAGGAAGTATTACTAAAGTTAAACCATATGCTCCAAATCACTTAGTTTATTTAGGTAATGTAACTACAGCAAGTAATGGAGCTGCGGGAAGATGGTATGTTCGAATACAAAATGGATATGAGTTAGATGAATTACATAATGTGCAAGCACAAAGTCCTACTTTAAAAGATACACTTTGGTATGACAATACAGTTTCTCCTGCACAATGGAAAACAGCTTCAATAGCTTCAATATTGGGATACACTCCTATATCAGCAGATGAATCAATAGCAAACGCTTTAATTTTTGGATAAACTATGAAAAAATTTATAACACCTCCATACATTTTTAGTCCAGGAATTTCTGGAATAGGAAATGTTGAAATTACATTAGATGATTTTGACATAAAAAAACTTGTTGCTATAATCAATGTAACAACAGCAACAATCATCTATTTGCCTACGAGTCAAGCTAAAGGGTTATTTGCTATAAATGATAATAGAGTTACATTAACTTTTGACACCAGTTCTAATAATGCTGATGACATTCTTCAAATAATCTACGAAGACAATAGTGCAGAAAAAGATGTTCAAGCATCATTGGATACAGCAATATTCTTATTAGTAGGAATAATTGAAAAAATGGCCAGGTTAGATACAGCTGATCGTATGGCTATTAACGTAGAAACTGGAACAGTAGCAGTATCTTCTTTGCCTACTTTAGCAAACGTCACTACTGTAGCCGGTGTTACTACATTAACAAATCTTACAAACTTAAACAACTTCGCTGGGGGTAATGCAGCACCACTTCCTTACCACATGTCTAACATTGGATCAGCGCATATCTACAATCAAATTGAATTCTTATGAGCATAACTAATAAATTACGAAAACTTGTACATAGAAAAAACTGGGAGTATTTATCCCCATTGCCAGCATCTACGGCAGCAGGTATGTTTCTTGTAGGAGATAAAAGAAATTTAACTCCTAACAGTCCTATATACTTCTTTCAAACTGCTGCTGCAATTCATAGATATGATGGAGATGAGGATTCTTGGTTACAATTACCAGCATCGGGAGCAGCCGGAACCTTTGGGATAGGAGCTTGTGGAGAATACAGAGGATTAAGTGCTATGGGTGGAGTATTTACTCAAACTGCAACAGGAGGAGCTTTAAGTACTATAAACACAAATCGAACTATAGTTAGAAATTTAGCTGGTAGAAAAGTAAGAGTTATAGCTGGATTAGGAGTTGGTTATGAAGGATTAGTTGTATCTAATACTATTGGCGCTAATGCTGTACTTACAGTGGATGGCAGTACAACTTTTGATGGTACTACACAATTTCAGATTTTTGCAGGATCTGTATGGTTTCAAAACGCAGGAGCATCAGCAGGATTTAGTGTATATGACATAGCTACTAATGCTTGGACTGCTAGAACAGCTGTAGGTGTTACTTGGGGCACAGAAGGTTCTTTAATTGCTACACCAGGCGGTGCAGAATCATTTGAAACAGGTACTGCTACAGCAGGAGCAGGTACTACAATTACTAACTCCGGCAAGGCTTGGCTTACAAATCAATGGGCTAATTCTCAAATTAGAATTACTGCGGGTACAGGAGTCGGTCAAATTAGAACAATTAGTTCAAATACAGGAACTGTGATAACTGTACCTACTTGGACTGTCAATCCAGATGCTACAAGTCAATATGTAATAGAAGGCAATGATGATTTCTTTTACTTGATTGGCAATAATGCTGTTACTATGTACAGATTTTCAGTTTCTGGGAATAACTGGACTACACTTTCTCCAGGTGCTGCAAGAGCAGGTGCTCCAGGTGCAGGAAGTTTTGCTTCTTGGGTATCGAAAGCAACTTGGACATTAAACGCCAATGGAAGTCCAAATGCCTTAACAGTAGGTTCTACTGTTTACAAACAAAACGGAAGGTATATACTTGCTTTCAGAGGTGGGGGTGCTAATAGCTTAGATATGTATGACATAGCTGCAAATACTTGGATTAGTGGGTTAGATTACGGTAATCGTAATGAAACATTTACTACAGGTACAAACATTGTGGACCTTAACGATAATGTTTTTATTATGAAAGAAAATACAGGTAGAATACTCAAATTTAGTATTAGTGATTGGGCAATAAAATCTTTCTCATTTATAACTGTACCTCAAAATGCCGGAGTTCAAGGTAACAAGTTAGCTATACTTCCTTTTGTAGAACCTGACCCGGGCGGTGGAACTTTATTGTTTCTATACGCAGCTTCACAAGGAAGAACCGAGTTTATAAGAACACTAATTATCTAAATTTAATCTCATGAACAACCTTTATATTGTTATCGTTGTGTACGAATTTAAAAATGCTGAAGGTGTTACCACAGCAATTTACGATGACGAAACTGAAAAATTTATTCAAGACCCAGAAGTATTAGAAGAAGGACAAGAGCCTCCATCTACACTTTATCACAATTACTTGCAAAGTAAGTATGGAAAATTACCAAATTGTCGAGTAGTTAAAGTCCCAATCAATGTAGTTAATACAATTAGTTTACAAGAACTTTGGGTTAAAGATGCTAAGGAAAAACTTAGTCTTGAAGAATTAGAAGCTTTAAAACAAGATTTTCAATTATGACTTTTAATCAACTTCCAACAGAGTGCAAAAATGCGCTGTTAGCTTTACTTCCTGTAGTAGAGTCTTACGATAATTTGATGATTATTCAAAGTATTGTAGACAATCTTTTAACTGATTCAGGAACTGTACAACCAGCACAAGAAACTTTCTTAAAAGAGTGGTTAGAAATCCTTAACAGTAAAAGAAGTTTACATAAAGATTTAATATTTTTGTACAAAGCACTGATTCTACATGAAATTAACTAGAGGTTTAAACTTTGAAGGTCGTCCAGAGGACCAACCAGAAGGAACATATCCTTATGGGAAAAATGGTATTCAAGCAGAATACCTGGACTCCATCATTAATGAACCAGGCTTTAAAAAAGTTTTACAAGATCTTCTACCGGTACAATATAAAGTAAATGGTGTACTTGGAACAGATACCGACGATGTTATTATTTTTGCTACAGATAATGTAAATACAGTTATTAAAAGAGTCAACATTTTAACTAAAGTTGTTTCGTTTACATTTGAAGATAGTACTACAAGTTATAAACTTGGCCATAAAGTAGAGAACTATATCACAGGTCAAGTACAAAGAAACTATCTGGGAGAAATGATATGTGCTTTTACAGATAAGCATACATTTCCTAAGTTTGTAAACTTTGATAATCCCCAGATAGCCCAATTGAGAGATTGGAATTTATTTCCAGAGTGTATTTACCCAAGCTTATACAAGTTTGAACAAGTAGGAGGATACATTCAAGTAGGTTCTTACTTTTTTGCAGGAAGATACTATAAAAGTGATGGAACACGTACCTCCTTTTCAGAAGTAAGCTCCGGCATAGCAATTACTTCGAATGATTCTGATAATATAGCAGACAAGTCTGTTGTACTTCAATACTCTTCCATGGATTTAGGGTATGAGTTTTTTGAACCTGTAGTTGTATCTAAAGTTTTAGGAATAACAAAAGCATACCTTTTAAAAAAGATTCCAGTTTTACCAGGCACAAACGTAGTTACTTTTTCTGGAGATAATATCTATGAAGAAATTTCTTTGGAGGAAGTTTTAACTTCTCAAGTATTTTACGATAGAGTAGGAAGCATTACACAGTTGAATGATTCTCTTTATCTGGGAAAACTTGAAAAAACTGCTGCTGTACTAGACATGCAGCCTTATGCAAATCTGATAAAAATAGCTTTACAATCTGAGTTGCTTGATGTAGAAAATGCTCCTTTATCCATGAAAAATGGGACAAAGAAATCTCTAAAACATAACGAAGTTTATGGATTTTACATTAAGTACAAACTATCTAATGGTACCAAAACAATAGCTTACCATGTGCCCGGAGAAGCTATGGACTCTGCTTACATTGCAACATCTGCAATAGGAACTGCAGGAGGTTTAGGAGTTCCAAAATATAAAGTAGAAGATTGTATTACAACTTTCTCAAGTAGTTCAAATATTGTTATTCCTGGGAGCTATGAAAATGATACTGAGTTGTACCCAATAGAAGATACATTTGATTCATCTTCTTTGGGAGGAGATGATTTAAGAGGCCAAAAAGTAAGACATCATAAAACTCCAAGCTTAAAGTGGTGCAAAGAAAACTTGTACAGCACTGAAGTTGATTATGGTACTAAGAAATTAGATATTTTAGGAGCTAAAGCTTTCAATATTATTATACCTCCAAAGTATCAAAATATTATAGTAGGGTACGAAATTCTTTATGCTAAAAGAACTATTCAAAACATGACCAACTATGGTCAAGGGTTACTTTTATACAGTGCTCATAAAACCAACACAGGTTGGACAGTTGTAACTGAACCTAGTTCCAGATATTCTCTGGGACATAACTGGCGAATAGCGGGAGCTGGAGCCGGATATTCTCCAAATGAAGATTGGATGAGATTCCACGGCTTTGATGTACTCTTTAATCAGCCTGGAATAAACCCTGCTTTTATTGCTGCTCAGTATAAATTAACAGCTGGTATTAAAAATAAATATCTTTCTTGGAGTTATAACACTGGCTCATCTCCTCAAGATTCTTATGGAAACTGTTGTCATCTATTAGACAATATTTCCAATGGAGTAGCTTCTAATGCTCCAACAAATAACATCAGAGGATTACAAGATACACTGTACTTAAACAATGATGTTACCTCCGGAAATCATATTAATCAGTACATGGAAAAAGTTTTTGTAGGAACTCTTTTAGGTACTGCATTTCCCTTTACTGTACAAGCTCAAGATACCTCTGGTCAAGGTGACTTTAGTACTATAACTCCAACTTCAGAAGCATACTTAATAGATTTGTGTGATATAAAACCCAATGTTTACGAAAACTTCTATAACCAGGAGTTAATATCTATGGGAGATTCAGTGCTTTTAAATAGTAATGCAACTTTCTGGGGAGGCGATATTTTTGTATGTGAATACTCTTTTCATACGTATGGAATAATGGATGGTGTATGGAATCTTCCTTATGATGATGGAACCAATATTGCTGGACCAGATATGAGAGGAAGAAGAGTTATAAACAGGATTGCTTGTGAGTCTGTTGCAAATCTTTATACTCGTTATGAACTTGTAGGAAATGAGTATTCAAAATGGCACCCAAAGTTTCCGGTACCTGATTATGGCTCCTTTATAACTTGGCCACAGTATTATCCAGTACTTTATTCAGGATACGTAGATCCAAACCAGTTCGGATATTCTAAAGGCTCTGAAGCAATCAACGATTTCACAGTAGATGACATTTATAATCCTTACAGAGTTTATCAAACTAAATTTCCTTACAGAATTCACAGAGGAGGAAAACTTTCAAGACAATATAGCAGATCATGGAGAACTTTTCTTGCTTTAGATTTCTATGAAGTTCAAAAAAACATGGGCTTTATAGAACACCTGGAAGGTATGGATGACAGACTGCTCATACATTGTACTAATGCATTGTTTGTAACTCAAGATAAAACAAAACTTGAATCTGGACTTTTATCCATCACCTTAGGTACAGGAGATATATTTCAATTTGAACCCCAAGAAGTTCAATCCGCTGAACAAGGATTTGCCGGTACACAACACGATTTAGCTTGTATTAAAACTCCTCTGGGGTATTTGTTTCCAGATGCTAAACAAGGGGAAATTTACTTGTACAAAAACAAAGATTTAAAGTTATTAAATGATGGTATACACAGATTTTTAAGAGAGTTTTTAGTTGTAGTAGGAAAGAATCCTTTTACAGGAAATGGTGTAACTGTTGCTTGGGATCAAAAGTATAAAAGGTTTATAGCCACTGTTAAAAATTTAAGACCTATTGGAAACCCAGCTCCCATCAGTATTACAAATGAAAATCAGATACTGGATATAATTAACATTGCAGGTCCTCCTAACTATTCTGATGTACTTGTAACCGATCAAGGCTATGTATATGTAGGAGAGGTAATACTTCTTTATGGAAGACCTGTTGTATATAAAGGAATTAACAATGTAACTGCAGGAGCAACTTCTGACTATGCTTGTCAAGCAGATGAAGAAGTTTGTGACCCAGTAGAAGATTTAACTATTATAGAATCTGGAGATCCTCCATTTGCTTCCATTACCTGGGCTGCTTCAGCAAGTAATAACTACCTATGGATTTTGTACGAAGTAACTGCTACAGGATTAATTCAAATTCAAAGCCAAGTTACCAGCTTTAATGTACTTACTTTAGATGACAGTGTGTTAGACTCAAACAAAGTTTACTACTTTCAAGTGTTTAACATCTGTAGTGATGGTATTTTAAGTAGTCCAACAGTTGGAACTTTTTCTATTCCAACTCCTGTAATTATTATACCTCCTCCATCCGGAGGAAGTACAAACATCATGTACTATCCTTATAACGTTCCTGTGCCAAAACATCCTTTAAGTTGTGGAATAAGTAATGTAAGTAATGCAACTAAATATGATTTGATTGTAAATGGAGTCACATTGGGTACAAATTTAGGTTTAAGCTTTACTTTTTGTATAATCAATCCGTTTACTAATACTTGGCTTCATCACTCACAAATAGGTCCTTCACAAGTGTTTGCTACTCCAGGTTCTTTAACTAATGCAACAGTTAAAATGGTTTTAAAGAATGTTGGAGGTTCAGCTGCAACAATAACACCAGGGGCCCTAAATCCTATGCCAATGCACACAACTGCTTTAGTAACGGTACCCGGTGTAATTGGTGGAGCTGCAAACAATGAAATCACCTGGACAGGTGTAGATATTAGTCCTTCTTTCCTTTCTTTCGTTCACTTATACTTTTACTAATGTCAACAGGATGCAACATACCAACAGCAGTCAATTACGATCCTAATGCCTTAACTTGGGACCACAGTTGCCAGTACTTGCTAAAAAGTACCATTCCCTCTGGAAGTATTTGTTTATTGTTTGAAGATACAACAGAATTTGAAGATAGATCTTTCACAGCTTCCTATTCAGTAAAGTTAGGTGCTTGGGTATTTTTTCATGACTACATTCCAGACTATTATCTTACTACCAGAGAAAAACTTTTCAATGTTACAAACCAAAAGTTTTATCAACATCATGAAGGTGCACCAGGTAATTACTATGATGAAGTAAAACCTTTTTTTGTAGACGTAGCTTTCAGAACAACAGACAATATTGAGTTGCTTTTAGAAACAGTTAATTGGGTATCTTCTTTACTTTTAGATAAAAGTGATAACAATTCAAGAGATTCTGAGTGGAATACTTTAACTCATATTACTGTTTGGAACTCTCAACAGCATACCGGAAGAATAGCTATAAGTCAACTTTTTCAGAATTTACAGTATGACACAAGTAGAAATACTAATGGTCAGTGGTCTTTCAATGATTTTAGAAACATTTTAGCCAGCAGAGGTTCACAATTTATCTATGATTTATTTCAAGATTATAGCTTAGATCCAGCTACAATAGGAAATAAACCATGGTACGAATTAGACTTACTCCAAGATAAGTACTTTATAGTAAGGTTTGAGTTTGACAACACAATAGAAAAAACCTTAATTTTACATGATACTACCATACAAGCAAAAAAAGCACACCGATGATACAGATTAAAACAAAGAAGTACAGAAAATTGGCTATGGGAGGTCCTTGGGATGGAGTACAAGATACTTATACAGATACTTATGCCGATAAAGCTGGCTTAAATTATGATGAAGGTAAAAAAGGTTTATTTCAAAATTCAACAGAACCTGCAATAGGCTCTGATCAATCTTTTCAATCTACTGGAAAAGGAATGGGAAGTTTAGGAAATATGGGAGGAACTATTGTAGGTGCTGGGATTCAGTTAGGTTCTGCAGCAATTGTAGCCCAAGCTCAAAAGAAAAGAAATCCTAATTCTAATTATACTGCTGATGGGCAAAATAGAACTGTGCAAAGTGCTCAAGGTATTGCAGCCGGGTGGAACCTAGGGAATAAAATTTACCCAGGCATAGGAGGTATTGTAGGAGCTTTTGCTGGAGGAATCTATGGAGCTTTTAAAGGGAACAAAATGGACAAAGAAGCTAAACTTCAAAGATCCTTAGATGATAAAGAATTTATGGAGAAAGAAAGATTGAACATGCAAGCCAACAACAGTTCAACTTCCGGAAACATTAATTCTCAATACTATGCTTACGGAGGTCCTTTAACTAGTTCACTTTACTCCGATAAAGAAGGAGTCAAACAAACTTCAAGCAATACAGCAGAGATACAAGGACCTTCACATGAAAACGGGGGAGTACCTGTTGGAAATAATACAGAGTTAGAAGGAGGAGAATCAATGACAGATAATTACGTATTTTCTAAAAGATTAGGGTTTGCTCCAATGCATAAAAAGATTGCTAAAGCAAAAGGAAAAATTGAGCAAAAAGCTGCAACTCCGGATAGATTAAATGCTCTTAAACTTCTTGAAAAGCAGGAACAGCAGTTAATAGAAGCTCAAGAGTATATTCGTTCACAATATAATTTGAAGTAAAATGTTAGATGCTATTTACACAAATGAGAATGCTATCAGAAATCAAAAAGTAAAAAAATCTTTATTTGATGCTTTGGATAAAGTTTCAAAAGAGTTGGGTATGGACTTCGAAATATATTCCGGAGGTCAACCCCCAAAAGGATCTAAAGGAAAGCGTGTAGGAGCCACAAATCATGATAATCGTGGAGACGGTGGAGGAGCTGCAGATGTTCTTTTTAAAAAGAATGGTAAAGTTTTTGATTTAGAATCAGACCCTAAATTAAAAGAAACCTTAGTTCGAAGACTAAAAGAAGAGGGTGTTAATCAATTTGGGTATGGTAAAGGTTATATGAAAGGTACTACTTCTGCTCACTTAGGAATGGATAATAGTGGTATAATGAAAGTTTGGGGGGCTGATACAACAAGAAAAACTGCTGACCCTTTAATATCTAAAACAGTTGGAGAAGGATCGTTCAAAAACCAGCCAACCGCAAATCAACAACCTACAACTCAACAAACTAAAACATACCAGTCTATGGCAATTCCAAATAAAAATCCAACAACATTGTACAAACTTAACAATATGAAAAGTATTCCTGTACAAGATTATAAAGAATGGTTTCCAGAAGATGCTACAGGTGTAAGAGATTGGAGAACTGCTGCGCCTATAACTTCTTCAAAAACTTCTAGGAAAGCAGCCCTTAGAAGTAATCCAAATGCTAAAAAAGTTACTACAATTAAAACTGATGAAACAGGTACTAGCGGTAAAAATTTACAGAAACTTTCTCAAATATCCTCTGACTTAGTTCCATATCTGTCTAACTTGTACAATGCAAGTTTAAAGCCTGGGGCTGTTCCAAGACCGGTATTTAATGCTCCTTTGAAATTGGAGAGAGTTAATATGGATGCAGATAGGACTGCTGTAAACAATGATTACAGAGCAAGTATTGGAAATGCTGATCAGACTCTTGATGGTAATACTGCAGTTCCTGTAAAAATGTTTGCAAAAGGAATGAAGTTTAATCAGCTTTCTCAGGTAAATCAAGCAGAAAGAAATCAAAATACTCAGATATCCAACCAGGAAACCACCTTAAACAATCAAATTAAACAAGGTAATAATTTAGCTTTGTACAATACCAGGTTGTTAGAGACTGAAAGAACTAATGCAATTCAAGCTAATAAATCTGCTAACCTTGCAAATGCTTCAGATAAGTTCATGATGCAGCAAAATGCTAAGAATCAAATGGATTTAGAGAATGAGAAATTGGAGCTTCTTTTAGATGCTGATCAGTATGGTACCTGGAAAAGATTCCAAGAAAAGAAACGTTCCAAAGAAACTAAAGAATTAAAATTTGGAGGACCTGTTACGTCTGGAAAAATGTTTAAAAAACTTAAATCTATTTACTAATGGGACTTTTCGATAATTTTAAATTGACTAATTCTACTGTTGTAAAACAATTTCCTGGAAGTAAGTTTCAGGAAATGGCAGCTGTTAAAGCGCAATTGGATGACTCTTATCTTAAATCTATGGATTTAGGATTAAAGATTCAAACAGATGCAGCTAATGCTCCTTTTATGGAAGCTGATAAAGCAGCCTGGCAAAAACTTAATCAGGAAGCAAATCAAACTTTAAATTCTTGGCAACAACGAGGAGATTTAGAGAATGCTTTACCGGAGTTGTACAGATATGCCGGCAATGTGGCAACTAAAGTCAAAGCTCTCTCAGATGAAAAGAAAAAAAGAGATGAGTTTATAGCAACTTTAAATGATCCTAAATTAGAGCTTACAGAAGAAATTCGAAGAGCTAAAATTGCTCAAGCAGATAAAATGTACCAAGGAGCAGAATTTGATGAATTTGGAAGAAACTTAAATAGTTATACTCCTTCAAGAGTATCTAAGAGTGTAAACAACTTAGAAAGAGCACAACAAGCTCTGAGAACTGTAACAGGAGATGCTAATGCAACTTTAGAAGAATTTGATACTTTAGATACTACTCCAGGAAAGACTGCTTACAAAGTAGGAAGTGAAATTAAGTATGTAGATACTGTTAAACTTCTTAATCATATTAGACAAGCCATGGCTATTGATAGTGAGTGGGCTAATTCTATAAACCAGGAAACAGAGGCTAAAGCATTTTTAGAAAATGAAACTTTGACTCCAGAAACTGCTGCTCAATATTTACAAACAGCCGAAGGACCTGAAGCAGAAGTAGCTAGAGAGTATGCTATGAAATATAATCTTAGTCCAGAGCAAGCAATTTTAAAAGCATCTCAAGAAAAACATAAACAATCTCTTGTTAAAAGTATAGAAGCTTTTGCTCAAAATCATGCAAATCAGCAAACCAGTACAACATACTCAAGTGCTCCTACAGAAGGTCAAAAACTAGAAGCGCAGTTTAACAAACAAAAAAAATTACAGGAAAATGCAACTGGATTAAAAAATGACTCTGATACTGAAGCTGCAACTATCATTGGAAAAAGTTCTAGTACCAATGTAGAATCTTGGGCTAAAACCGGAAAAGAAGTATTTGATAAAGCGGATAAGACTCAAATTTCTGATGAAGCTCTTAAAGCAAAAGAAGACGGAGCCAACGAAATTTTAAGCAATCCACAAAGCTCTGAAGAATCTAAGATTCAAGCAAATGCAGATTTAATAGATGTTCAAAATGCTAGAGCAAGTAATCAAGTTGCTTCTAAGTACATCAAGGAAGTACAAGACAGATTACGTCAAAAAGCTTTAGATGAAATACAACCTGGTACAACTTTAGCAGGGATTAAGAAAGCGGATAGAGATGCTAAATGGAAAGCTTTAAATAAAGTGGATGTATCTGAAACAGGCATGAGTCATAAAGATTTATTTTTGGCTATGGAAAGAGGAGATGTCAAATTTAAAGTAAAGGCAAAAAATTCTAATGATTCTTTTTTAGATTTTTTAGATGCCCCAGGATCCCTTGGAGGAGCTGCTTCTAGTTACGACAAATCTCCTGTAACAATGTCTATAAATGGAAAACAAATTTCATCTGAAACTGCAGAATTTGTTTATAACGCTTACAACAAAACGCAGTCTACACTAAGTAAAAGAGTAGATGAAAAAGCTAAAACTCTTTCTACTGAAGGAATTAGTCTTACTACTACAGCTGTTCCAATTATAAAAGAAGCAGAAGTTAAAGCTATTAAATCTTTATTAGTAGGTGCTACAGCCTTAGATGTTTCTGGTACTACTCCAATTCCAGCAGATGAGTTGGAAGGAGCAGATTGGAGTAAAACTTCTGAAGTGTCTTGGATACCTGAGTTAAACAAAGTACGAGCCACAGTTACTAAAGCCGATGGATCTGTAAAAACTTATCTATTTGATGCCACCGGAATGAATCTTACCAAAGTAAAAGGAGGACAATTAATGTCCAATCCAGATCCGTTTGTAGCAGCTTTGGGTGCAGCAACTCAATCTGAAAGAATGCCTCAGTACACAGCAGCTCTTAGTCAGTTAGGTGGTTTGATAACAACAAATCCTTTAACTCCTGGTGAGCCGATTATGTACAAGGGAACTGCTATCGGATTTCAAAGACTTCGAGATGGAAGTTATGCTGCAGTAGATTTAAGTACAAACAAGATTGTCCGTAAAGATTTAAGCATGTTAAATGTAGTTGGATTTTTGGAAGTATCTTTGAGAAAATAATGTGCTATGCCTATAGATCCAACAGATATTTATGACAAAGGATTATCTGACGACGATTTAACTAAGAAGCAGTCAGAGATGCTATCAGGTTCTCCCAGCTACATGGGAGGCCAAGTATCTATGTACAAGCCCGTAGAATATACGGGGTATTTAACTGGCGGTTTATTCGAAGATAAAGGTGATCCTGATATTCAAAGAGGAGAAGCTCAAAGTGCTTGGGACAAATGGGGAAACATGATTCCTCAAACAATAGGAAAAATTGGTACTCAACTATTGGATATGGCAGGAGGTCTTCAATCCTTACTTTTTGAATGGGGGGATGACAGAGATTATCAAAATGTTTTTACTGAAGGAACAGATGCAGCAAACGCATGGTTAGATAGAAACTTTCCGATGTACAGAACCTCTAAAGATTTAGTAGATTTTACAGACGCTGCTTGGTGGACTCAAAATATTTCTGGACTAACTGCCTCTGTTGCAGGGTTTGCTTTAGGAGGAACAGGAATTGCTAAAGGTTTAGGAGCCTTAGGAAGACTTGGAAAAATAGGCAAAGGAGTGGAAGCTGGATTAGCTTTATTAAAAGCAAGTCCGGCAAATGCAGCCAAACTTGCTCAATTAGGAGAAAAAACTTTAACAGCCGGTACTTTAGCTTTTGCAGAAGGAGCAATGTCTGGAAGACGAGTTTTCAATGAAACCTATACAGCCCAATTAGCAGCTGGAAAATCTGAGCAAGAAGCTCAAAGTATTGCAGCTCAAAGCGCTGCTACAACTGTTCAATTGAATACCATGTTAAACACTGGCTTAAACATGGCCGGAGGAATGGGAATGTTTTTTAATCATGGTTCTGATGAGGTAATGAAAGCTGCTAAAAGAGTTTTAAAACAAGAGGCAGGGGAAAGTACTGAAGCTTATTTAAAACGTCTTAAAGAGTTTGAACCTACCACTTATAGATGGGCTGGAGCTGAACCTTTCGCAGCTCAAAAAGATGCTTTAAAGAGAGTAGGAATTGCTGCAAAAGAAGCAGGAGCAGAAGGTGTAGAAGAATTAAACAATTTATTTGCTGAGCAGGTTGGAATACAAGAAGGAAAGAAAGGAGAAGTCCATGGCTTCTTGGAACAATTATCTTTGTTAAGTGACTATTTTGATCACACTATGAATGCTGAAGGAGCTTTAAACTTTGTATTAGGTGCAATTGCCGGACCAGTACAAAACACAGTAGCAAGTTATCTGCCTTTACATAAAGTAGTCAAAGGAGCTAAAACTGTGGATGGAAAATTAGTGGATGCTCAAGGAAATCCAGTAGAAAATCCTGAAGATGCTGATGTAGAGTACTACAATGAAGGAAGACGTATGAGTTCTGTACAAAGAAGCAAGGTGTTTAAAGAAAAATATTTCTCAAGTATTAAAGATAAGATAGTTGATGATGTATCACACATTTTAAATACTCAAGAAGATTTAAGAAAAGCTGTTGCTTCTGGAGATGTTTTAAAAGCGGAAGAAATTAGGAGAACTCTCTTTGATGTACATAATACCAATAGTGTACTTTTTGGAATGGAAGAAAATCTAAAGACTACCTATGAAGATTTAAAAAATGTAGACAACGAAGTTGAAGATGAAAATGGTATTACTGCTGCCATGAAGTTAGGTTTAGCTAAGAATAAGCAAGATAATGCTTATAAAGTAAAAGCTACTGAAGCTTTAGAAGATTTAACTCAATTAAAAAAACTTCATGATGCTGTATACAATAAATATGGTATAGATAAAGACTTTGGAAAAATGGAAGATGTGCACTTAGCAGATTTTATTTTTCAAACTGCTGCCGATCTTTACCAGGCAAAACAATCTTTAAAAAGATCTCAAGAAGAACTTTCTAGCAATGATACAGATGTTATGAATGAAGTGTTTAATCAAACTGCAAACGATTTAGCACTTACAGAAAAAGCTCGAAGAGATTATATGCGTAAATACCGCAGACACCTGACACATGTAGAAAACTATAATAAAACTAAAGCAATTATAGATACTGCCTTAGCATCATTACAGACAGGAACTCTTGCCGGAGCAGTAGAAGCAGAAAATGCTTTAAATGATTTAGGGTTGTTTGTAATGGAAGGAGAATCTGGAATGGATTTTTTACAACGGTCTTTAACTTCTTTAAAAGCTCTTCAAGAAAAAAGAGCTTCAGAAGTAGAACAGTTTGGTGCTGAAGTATTAGAATCTGAAAGTTATACTGCTTGGAAAGAGAAACCTGCAAATGCAGATAAAACTCTTCAAGATTATTATGATACTATGGGTAAAACTCTTCAAGAATCTGCTTACAGCAAAAGACTAAATAGCAGAATATCTCATTTAGAAGATAAAGTTGCAGTACTAGAAGAAGCTAACAAACAACTCACTCAGGCTAAAACATTATCCAAGTTAAAAAAGAACTCAGAAAACTATTTTAAGGAATTACAAAAGTTACAGAAAAAGATAAAAGAGCAGAGATTAAAAGAAGTGCAGGAAACTGAACTTAAAGATGATACTATTAGAGGGTACAACAGTTTAATTATTAAACGTCTTATTCAGCGGTATACTAAACAATTAGAAAAGAATGCTATAGAACTTGGAAAAATAACTAAGAAAATAGACGATTTAAAATCTCGTTTAGAAGTTATGACTGACTATTGGTTTGGAGAACCTATAATAAAAGTAGAACGAGATCTCCAAGCAGAAATTGCTAAAGCAGAAAAACTTACAGAAGAATCTAATGCAATAGAGGAATATTTAGTAGAATTAGAAAGTGCTAGTACAACAGGTATTACTGTTCCTACTTTTGTTCCTCCTACTCCGCCAGCTCCTACTACTCAATCTGAAACAGTGACTATACCTGGACGAGGTAATCCAGAAAAAATATCAACTCCAATCGAATTAAGTATTGAGACAGAACCTATATTTCTTGCTCAAGGTCAAACGATAATTAAAGGAGGAACATGGTATGAATATAAAGGGAAGAATTA